CTACCCGGGTAACAATCTCCACCAAAGGCTTCGAGGAGTTGCTCGAGCGGATCGCCGAGGTCGGACAGGACGTGGACGCCGCTGCTCAGCGGGCTCTTGCGGCTGGATCTCAGGTAGCCAGGGCCGGGATGGTCCGGCGGGTGCCGAAGGACACCCACAACCTGGAGCGCCATATCCGGGCGACAGAGGTCAAGCAGGACGGCAACTATCACTATGTGGAGATCGGCGTGATCGACGCGGATGCGGACACGGCGCGCTACGGCAACGCCCAGGAGTACGGGACCTCGAGCATGGCCGCCCAGCCCTACATCCGGCCGACGATGGCCGAGGACGCCGGCAAGATCCGCAAGGCGATGCGCGAATCGCTCGAACAGGACGGTCTGCTATGACGATCTGGGAGCGGACCAAAAACGCGCTGAGCGGTCTGGGGCTGCCAATGGCAGCCAGCGCGCTGATCATGGCCACAGAGGCCGAGCGTCCGGATGAATACCTGGTGTATTTCGAGGTCAGCTCGGCGCCGGAACTGCATGCCGACAACCTCGAGCAGCAGCGCAGCCACACCATGCAGGTCAGCTACTACAACCGCGCAGGCCTGACCAACATGCCGGATATCCGCGGCGCGATGACCGCGGCCGGGTTCACGCCGGGCGCGGCCCGCGAGCTGCCCTATAACCCGGATACCCGTCATTTCGGGTATGCAATGGATTTTGTGTACGTTGAATAGGAAGGAGAATCCTATGAATCAAGATGAATATAAATCGTTCGTTGGCGTAGATCAGCTCTACGTGGCCGAGGTGCTGACCGACACAGCGGCAGCGTTTACCTGCGATACGCCGGCCTGGCTGGCGCCGCTGGCCGAGCTGCGGCTGGAGCCGACGGTCAACTCGGAGACCCAGTACGCGGATAACCAGCCGTACGACTCGATGGATTCGGTCGGGGAGACCAAGATCACGGCGATCATCACCAACCTGCCGGCGGAGATGTACGCCAAGGTCACCGGCCAAGTGTTCGATGCAACCACCGGGCGAATCTATGAGCAGGAGGGCATCCCGCCCTATTTCGCGCTGGGCTTTCGCAGTCTGAAATCGAATGGCAAGTACCGCTACTACTGGTTCCTGAAATGCAAATTTGCGGTGCCGAAAGAGGAAGCGGTTACCAAGACCGATACCCCCGATTTCAAGGCGAAAGAGCTGATGATCACCGCTATCAAGACCACGCACAAGTTCGATCTCGGCGGGTCGATCACCGACTCGGTCAAACGAGTCTGGGGCGATGAGGACACCGACTCCTTCTCAGCGACAAGCTGGTTCACCCAGGTACAGGTACCCGGCGTCGTGGCTCCGAGCGCGCTGGCGCTCTCGACGTCCGATCCATTGGATGGCGCTACCGGCGTGGCGGTCAGCAAGACCTGCACGCTTACCTTCAACAACATGCTGCCGGCGTCGGCGGTCAACCACGTGACGCTGTTCGAAGACGATGGTACTCCGGTTGCCTCGGCGGTCAGCCTGGATGCGACCAGGAAGATCGTCTCAGTGGATCCCAATTCCGATCTGAGCGCATCGACCAGTTACATCCTGGTGTACGCGGTGACCGATATCTACGGCCAATCGCTGGCCGGGGTGGTGAACTTCACCACGGCGTAATGTTTGACCCTCACCCCTGACCCCTTTCCCGGGAGGGAGAGGGGTTAGGGGAAGAAAGGATGACCTATGGCAGAGCGAATCACGGCGCCGATATCGATTCGGCTTTACGACGAAGCAAACGATTTCAAAGAATACACGCGGTTATTCGTCCCCTGGGGCGTGCTCAAGGCTGCTATCCGGCTGTTCAAAAATTTGGACACGGAAAAGCTGAACAATCCCGCCGAAATCCCGGACGAGCTGACCGATGAACTGGCCGCGCTGGTGGTCGAGGCGTTCGGTAACCAGTTTTCGGTCGAGGACCTGAACCGGGGCGCCGATATCGATGAAATGCTGACCGTGATCATCACGATTGTTAACCGCGCCAGGAACCTGATGACCGCAAACCCTCCGCGGCCGGGGCAGTAACCCCGGATCTGAGCAATCCCGAGGACATGGGAGACGCGCTGATCGATATGGAGATCGCGCTGGTCAAGGCATGGGGATGGTCGCTGCGGGATATCGACGGCACCAGCATCGAATCGCTGCTGCCGTTCATTAGCCGGTTCAATGGAGGCGGCGGGCGGCCAAAAATCAAAAAGTCGTGTGATCAGGTTGGTTGGTTGTAGGAGTGTCGTATGGCCGATGATGCGCTCAAATCCAAACTGGGGCTGGACACCACCGATTTCAAGAGCCAGCTCGTTTCGATCCAACGCGAGATCCGCGTGGTGGAATCGGGATTCCGGGCATCCGCGGCCAGCCTGGGGGACTGGGCTAAGAGCGCGGACGGCCTGGAGATGCGCATTAAGGCGCTCAACAGCCAGATCGACCTGCAGAAACGGAAGGTGGAAGCGGTCCGGGCAGAGTACGAACGGGTGGCAGCCGAGAAGGGAAAGACCAGCCGGGCGGCGCAGGAGCTGCAGATCAAACTGAATAAAGAGACCGAGGCGCTCGGCAAAATGGAGGCTGAGCTGAGACAATCTCAGTCTGCGCTGGATAAAATGGGGGACGAGAGCGGCGACGCGGCGGTCCAGGTCGATAAATTAGACAAAAAACAGGACGAGGCGGCCAAATCCGCCGGGCGAATGGACGGGGCGATGCGCACCCTGTCTACCGGGTTGAAAATCGGCACGGCGGCGGTTGTGGGTCTGGCCGCTGCGACGGCCGCGGCGGTGGCAGGGCTGGCCAAATTGATCCTTTCCGCGACCAACACGGCCGGCGAGCTGGTGGATCTGTCCAACGTGACCGGCATCAACACGACCCGGCTGCAGGAGCTGCAGTACGTCGGCGATCAGATCGGCGTTTCCACGGAAACGATCGCCGGCAGCCTGGCGCGGATGACCCGCCAAATGGGAAACGCCAAAGATGGCACGGGAGAGGCCGGAGAGGCGTTCAAGGCGCTTGGCGTGGATATCTATGATAGCGCCGGCAATCTACGGGATTCGGAGGATGTTTTCAACGAGGCGATCACCGCTCTCGGTGGAATCCAGAACGAAACAGAGCGTGACGCTCTGGCGATGGAAATCTTCGGGCGCTCGGCTATGGAGCTCAACCCGCTGATCAAAACTGGAGCGGATGAGCTGGCCAGGATGACGGAAGAAGCTCATGCGATAGGGGCGGTCATGGAGGAGGAGGACGTCAACGCGCTCGAGTCATTCGGGGATCAGCTGGCCGGGATGAAAGCGGGGCTCAAGGGAACGGCGGGGACGATCGCCGCGGCGTTTCTGCCCGGGCTGGAGGGGCTGGTCGGCGGCGCCCAGGGCTATATGAAGGATCTGGCCGGAATCGTGACAGGCTCAGGAGGGGATCTGGGCAAGATGGCCAGCGGGTTGGGAGGTTTGCTCGGGCGGCTCATCACCAGCATCGCCGGGCGGGCGCCGGAGATTATGCAGGCCGGGTTGGAGCTGATCCGCGGCTTGCTCAACGCGATTTTGACGGCGCTGCCAGCGTTGATCCCGGGCGTGGTATTGATCCTGCAGACATTGGTCGGTTTTCTGATCCAGATGGCCCCGATGCTGCTACAGGCTGGATTGCAGCTCCTACTGGCGCTGGTGAACGGGATCGTCACTCAGCTGCCCATGCTCCTGGACGCGGGGCTGAAACTGATCATTACCCTGGCGCTGGGGATCGCCCAGGCGCTGCCGCAATTGATCCCGGCGATCATCGAGATCATCCCCAAGATCATCCAGACCCTGATCGAAAATCTGCCGCTGCTGCTGGACGCGGCGCTGCAGATCATCCTGGCGCTGGTGCAGGGGCTGATCACGGCCATTCCCACGCTGATCGAAGCGGTGCCGCAGCTGATCACGGCGCTGATCGACGCGATTATCGAGATGCTGCCGATGATCGGGGAGGCGGCGGTGGAGCTGGTGCTGGCGCTGATCACTGGAATTGGAGAGATGCTGCCACAACTTGGCGAGGCGGCCGGGGACATCATCACCGCGCTGGCGACAGGGATTGTCAATCTGGCCAGCAAACTGCTCGAAGTCGGGAAAAATATCGTGCTGGGTATCTGGGAGGGTATCTCCAACAGCGCCGACTGGCTGGTGGATCAGATTTTCGGCTTTTTCGGCGGGGTTATCGATGCTATCAAGAAATTATTAGGTATTCACTCCCGCTCACAAGTATTTTTTGATATGGGCCAAAACATGGCATTGGGGCTGGGCGTAGGATTCGCGGATTCATTCCGCCAGATCGAACGGGATATCGGCCGGTCGATCAGCGGGATGACCGCGGGGATATCCACGGGTGGGTTGACCGTGGCCGGGGCAGGGGCCGGCGCAGGAATGCAGCCGGCGCCGGTGAACATCACGATCCAGGCGACGCTCACGCGGGATATGGACATGCGCCGGCTGGCGCGGCTGATCGGCCAGGAAATCCAGAGGGCGAGATGAGCCTGAAACTGACCATCACCTACGAATCGACAGCAATCGATCTCAACGACCGGATCGCCTATGCCGTGCGGGACGGTTTCTACCCGGATACGCCGGCATCTCTGGATGAGCCGATCTCGGACCAGGTGGACCTGATCATCCGCGGCAGCTCGCACGCGGATCTGGCGGAGAAAATTCGGGCGATCAACCGGGCGTTCGAGTGGGCGCGGAATCACAAAACCGGCCCAAACGGAGTTTATCTCAATTTCGCGGTAGATGAGAGCCTGGACGCCTGGCGCTCGCGGATCACCGACGGCGAACTGCACCTGGACGCCGGGCTGACCCGGCGCTGGCGGGGTTATATAGCTCTGGCCAGCCTGATCATCGAGCGGGCGCCGTACTGGGAGGGGCCGGAGACTCAAATCCCGCTCAGCAACTCCCTGGCGAGCGGCAACACCAGCGGGCTGACTGTGTATAACCCGCGAATCCACCGATCCAGCAATACGATTTCCTTCGAAGCGGCGACCAAGAAGATCCTCGATTCGGGCAACGGCCTGGTGGATTTCCTGGCCGGGATGACGGTCGAGATCGAGGGATCGAGCTCAAACGACGGGACCTATACGATCACCGACGGCGGGCACGCCGGATATTTTGTGGTGGCGGAGACGGTCGTCGATGAGGCGGCCGGGAATTACGTCGGCATCGACGGTCCGGTCTGCAACTACGCCGAGATCGCCGCGGCGGTCGTGGAGGGGGATTTGCCGGCGGCGGCCAGGCTGGAGATCACCAACAATTACAATTCGGCCAGCCGGGCAGGTCCGATCTGGATCGGGCATAATGTCGAATCGGATCCGGGAAACTTCAGCCACATCCTTGAGGCCGAGGACGCCAGCGGGGAGACCACAACAGACAGCTACTCGCTATCCGGGAACCAGTACAAAAAGTGCGACTGGAGCGACACGGCCGAGACCGATCTGTTGACCTGGGAGCTATCCACGGAACTGCTGAACCAGCTGGCCGGGCGGTATGTGCGGATCATAGGGATGTTCACCGGGGCGATCCCATCGGGGTTGTGGATGCGGTTCAAAGTTAAGTTTACACTGACCACGCTCTGGGAGGGTCCGCTCACGTTGGTTGGGGCTGGATCGTTGCAGGAGCTCATCTCTCTGCGCTTGCCGCCCTACCTGCTGGGCGCCGGGGATCTGTATCCGCTGGATCTGGTGATGAGCGCCAAGATCGGTTCTGCGGGCTCGCATTCATTCGGCCTGGATTATCTGCAGCTGACGCCCCTGGATGGATGGCGCAAGTTGATTCAAAAAGGGTATGGATTGGATTATCAGACCCGAGTTGTGGATGACGCGATCGACGGCTATCTCTACACAGACGGCTGGACGCCGGCGGGAAAGACCGGCCATTACGTTGGCTATGGCGAGCCGATCCTGCTATACCCGGGCAAGCTGCAAAGATTATATTTTCTGCACATGAACATGACCAGCGGCGCCACGATCTACCGGACACTCAGCATAAAGATTTTCTACCGTCCACGGAGGTTGACGGTATGACAACGGTCCACATCCAATCCAGGGCATTTTCGGATGAGCTGCAGACGCTGCCAGTGCGGTACACGGTCCAGCGATATAGCTGGTCGGTGTTCGGCGGGCCGAAACGCGCCGAGGTAACTGTGAAAGCCGAGGATGAAAACGACCTGTGGGAGATGATCGAGCGGCTGAGATGCCCGCTGATCCTCTACTCCACGCGGGGGGATGCGGTCTGGTGGGGCTACATCGCCGAGGTCGAGCTGACGCTGCCGGCCTGGACCGTGGGAGTTACCATCGATTCGATGTACAACCGGATCGCGGTGGCTTACACATCCGACGCCGGAAGGCAGACCACGGGCTGGCTGGAGGACACTGATTCGTCGGCGGAATATGGGGTAAAAGAGCTGCTCTACACCAGCTCGGGCTCGGCCCAGGCGCACGCCGAGGCGGCGCGGGCGATGCTCCTGGCGCAGAAAAAGTACCCGATCCCGACCATCACTCCGGCGGATGGCGGGGAGCCGGGGGTGACGCTGCGCGGGCGCGGCTGGTATGACATGCTCGGCTGGAGATATTACGCCAATGCCGGCGCCAATCTGGTTGATACAGCCACGCAGGTCTCGACGATCGCAACGGCGGCCGGGGAATTTATCAGCGCCGTGGATCTGGAGGTGGCGAGCGGTCTCTCAATATCGGAATTCCGGGACGGGGACGGCACGGCCCTATTCGAGCTGCAGGAATTGCTCGAAATGGGGACCTCGAATTACCGCCGGATGCTGGCGAGTGTGGATATCAACCGCCGGCTGAGGATCTATGAGGAGCCGACCAGCAGCAACCCGTACCTGATCACCAAACGGGGCGAGCTGCGGGATGCGTTCGACACGCCGGTGCGCAGGGAGCAGTGCCCGGTGGGGGTGTACGCCAGGCTCAAGGATGTGATCCCTGGATCGCTGGACACGTCGAAGCTGGCAGATCCGTCGATGATGTTCATTGAGGAGGCGGAGTACTCTCCTGCAGGAGATATCCTGACCCTGACGCCGCGGGGCGAGCAGAGCCCGTGGGACATAGGAGTGCTGCTGGATGGCTGATCTCGATCAATTGCTGACCACGCTGGTCAAACGGATCAAGCCGCTGCTGACCTCCATTTCCCAGGCGGTGATCTCCGCCGGCGAGGGGCCCGGGGTCGATATATCCGGCAGCAATATCGGGCTCGGCGGGGACACGATCCTATTAAACAAATCCAACGGCGACCCGGTGGCGGAGTACGCGCCGACAGACACGGGGCTGACGGCAGCTGGGGCGGCAGTTATATCCGCCAGCGACCGCATTGAAATTCCTGGCAACGCGGTGATCCAGGCGGAGCATGCCCTGGCGGGCTGCGAGTATCGATTCCCGGCTGGTCTGATAGTCGGCGGAACGCTAACCCTATCCGCCAATACCCGCGTATGGAATTTGCAATCTATCGTCAGCGGTAACAGCGAGGATGCGATTATAGGCGTGCTAGGGCCTGGCGACGGCGAGGCGCACCTATTCAGCTGCCGGATCGCTCCGGTCAACAGCGGGGCGGGCGGGGTACACGCCGTGCATGTAGGCTCATCGGGCAACCTGGTCTGCCACAACTGTTATTTGGACGGCACGAACGGCGGTTATGCCGGATATCGTGATCCGGAATGCGCCGGGACACTGCGGATCGAGGGCGGCGCGGCTTTAGGATCGTCCGCGGACGACCCATTCAACGAGTGAGGTGATCGATGGCATTTACACCAGTATTTGGGACGGGGTTTGAATACGGCACATCTCCATTTGTACCTGGAGTAACGGGTAATGTTGAGGTGGTTGCTACTCAAAAACATACAGGATCATATTCTGCGAAACTTAGTGACAGCTCTCACTATATGATCTACAAAATAAACGGCACGGGTGTAAGCAACGAGATCGACATGGGCCTATGGAATTATAAAACTAGTAGCATATCTGATATTCACATTTATTTCTATTTGACCGATGGGTCATATATAGATATTCGTCTTCCTAAGATTGGCGATTATATGACTGTGAGAGTCAACAGTTCTACGCCGGTCGCCACCGGAATTTGGTCGATGCCAAGCGCGAGATGGGCAAATATTCAGATTCGCCTGCTTGTCTCAAACACTGGATATGTGAAGGTGCGTTTTGATGGCAACAACGACATCGATTATTCCGGGGATACGAAAGTTGGATCGGTTGATCAGATTGATTATATCAAGGTCACACATCCATCTAATGCGCAAACTGAGTATGTTGATGATATTGTGATTGGCTACGGGGGTTGGTCTGGAGATGTTCGTTTTGATGGTCTGTTTCCTGATGGCGATACAGCTACTCGGGATTGGCTGAAGACCGGATTTAGTTTGAACCCTGCACCGGCTGCTCCGACCGTTGCGGTCGGAGCAAGTCCTGGTCTGACTGGAGATTATTATTACAAGGTGACGTTCGTGGATACGGATGGAGAAACGGTTGCGAGCGCGGCTTCCGCTATGGTGCAACCATCTAATCAGAGCGTAGATTTGAGCGATATTGATATTGGGCCGGACGGAACGACTGCCAGAAAAATTTATAGGACGGCGGCGGGGGGATCGACTTACAAACTGGTCACGACGATAAACGATAATACGACAACGACCTACAACGACACAGTTGCGGACGGTTCCCTTGGCGCAACTCTGCCGGCTAATTCACCACATTATACCGAGATCGACGAGCGCCCGGCAAACACAGCGGATTTCATCTGGTCGGATATAGATGGAGCGCAGGATTTGTTTACTGTTCAGGCGTGGGATGCCACTAAAAAGCAGCCCGTTATGGTTGTAAATTGGGCATATTGTAAGAAAGTGACAGCGGATAATCAGCAACTAAAATTTTTACTCAAGAGCGGAGCCACATTGAAAACAAGTGGAGCTTACGATGCGCTGACATCCGAATCAATGTTATGGAATGTTGATGTGCTTGATCCGGACGGCAGTCCGTGGACGGATGAAGTGATCGATGATCTCGAAATCGGGGTCGAATTGGTCGGGTCTTCATAATGAGCAAGGCGATTAAGATATCTCAGGAATCAATCGAAGTCGGGCATGGATTTACAAAAGACCCGATACAGATCAGCCAGGAAATGGCTGAAATAGGCTTTGGTCAGATTTCGAAACCTATTGTTATATCGCAGGAAATTGCAGAAATTGGATATGGCGTAGTACCGAAACCAATCAGTATCTATCAACAGATGGTTGAGATCGGCTATCGATTCGAGCAGGGTTTTATCCATGTCTATGACGCGGCTTTCGAAGAATTGACAGGGCTGACTGTGCATGGGGCGGCTATGGAAGAGCCGCCCGGGCTGGTCGTGGAAGGAGCAGCGCATGCCTAAAGGGATACCATTATCGGGGGATCGATCCGCCTGGGACGCGGCGGACTATCCCGAAAAACACGCCAATGACATCGACACGGCTGACGGCATCCATCACACCATCGGGACGGACGCGGGACAGGTCGCTCCGGGGACGCATACCCATATTGAGGCGGATATTACCGACCTGGATCACACCGACGCTAACGCGATCCACGATAATGTCGCGGGGGAAATCGCGGCAATTGAGGAGAAAACCACGCCGGCTGACGCGGACGTAACCGTTATCGAGGACAGCGGGGCGGGTAATGCAAAAAAGCGGTTGAGCTGGTCAAACATCAAGGCAACGCTGAAAGCCTATTTTGATGGGATTTACGCCGCGCTTTCGCACACCCATACCGAAACGGACATCACCGATCTGGATCACGACGCGGTGAAGGTCGATGGGATTGGGGTCGATCTAACGGGGATAGCCGATGGTGACGCACTGGTCTATGACGGCGTGGCCGAGAAAATCATACCAGGCGGGGGCGGGGGCGCTTCTGCCTTTACCGATCTGACGGACGTACCGGCGAGCTACACGGGTCAGGCGGGAAAATTCGCGAAGGTTAAAGGCACAGAGGACGGATTGGAATTTGCCACGCTCGCAGGCGGCGGCGACGTGCTGGGTCCAGCCACTTCCACAGATGGACACCTCGCGGTGTGGGATGGCACGGACAACAAGACGCTGAAAGACGGCGGAGCTGTACCGGCGGGGGGCAGCGGTGAAACCGACGTGCTGATGGTGCAGGTATTCAGCTAGGAGGCAATATGGCGACATTTACCAAACTCAAATTATCCGGCTCTACAGACGGGAAAGCGATCAAAATCGCGCAGACCGCGACGGCTGGGGACACGATCCACACTGCGCACGCAACCGATCTGGACGAAATTTGGCTCTATGCCGTGAACAGCCAGGTAGCGGCTGTTAAATTAACCATCGAATGGGGCGAGGCCGCGCCGGATGGAAATATTGAGGTGACGATCCCTGGCGAAAGCGGCTTGTACCTAATCATCCCTGGACTGCTGCTAACCAATTCGCTGGTCGTAAAAGCTTTCGCAGGCACGGCAAACGTTGTGATGCTTCATGGTTATGTGAACAGGATAACGGCATGAGGAATAGGCGAACACTTGGACCAATCTCTAAACTGGAACTTGGACTTGCATTCGGAGTAGAAATAAGCGATGGTCAAAATCAAAACCGCGGCACGTCTGGATCATTTCAGCGGTTGACGGGCGGCGTACGACCGCTGGTAAATATTCTGGTCTATAAAATTACCTGGGATGTACGTAATGCCGGGACATATTTGATGAGATTTGTGGACGCCATTAATTCAACAACCTCAGTGATGGATATTGGAACAGTGTCTGTTGGAGGAACAGGAACAATTACCTGGTATCCAGACGAAGGACATTTGATTCTTTTCGCACAACAGCAATATTACTTGCAGCTTTACCGTAACGAGGGGGCAACTACATGGCACGATAAAAATAGCGGCAGTTATGCAGGCTCATATTTATACATCGGACCGGGCGTTTATTATGACAACTCCAACTATAGTAGCTATTCATTGCCCGTTATGTTTTATGGAAGCGTTTTGAAAATCGACTGTCGGAAAAACCAGGTGGTTTACAAATGATTCGATTGAAGACATTCCTCAACAAGTTGATTGCAAAATATGGACTTTGATAGAGATTACAATATCCCTCTCATCAGCCAGGCGGCCCAGAGCGAGAGGATTACCAGGATAGCGTCCGTTTGGGAGGGCAGCAGGCCAAGGACCGCGACTGAAATTGATTGAATACCGATATATGGGGATATCAACGGACCGGAGATGATCGCCAGCCCAGGCTGCCTGTTTTTGATCGATCGGATCAGCAGGATCAGACCAGCGCCGGCGAGATACGGAAAAATCGAAATGTTCGATGCTGCATTTGTCACCGCATCGAACAGCTCCATTGGCCAGGGGCCAAACGGGATGCAAAACAGGAGTGAGACGGTAATAATAGGGGAGATGGTTAGCAGCAGATTGCGCCACCCGCCCTGACGGTGAGCCAGGATCAGCCAGTAGATGGCGATCCCGGCGCCGGCCTGCGGCTTGGATAACACGAAGAACAGCCCGAGAGGTGACGGAAGGATTATTCCGAGGACAACTAAAAAATCCAGGTTGCCATAAACGATGCTCCACCATAATTGCGGGGTCATGAACATTAACAGGATCACGATTAGAGATGCGCCGAGCCGGCGCATGGCGATGATCCAGGCAACGATGGATATCAGGATCATCGCTGCCATATCCCATCCTGATGGCAGCAGAGCGATAGGCGCGAGGAGGATTATTACCCAGGGTGGATTATAAAAATTAGGATTGGAATACGGGTCGCGGCTGAGAACGGCGGGCCGAAATATTTTTACCCAATCAGCGCCGAATTCAGACAGACGAATCAATGATGGAATGAATGGCGTTATGACCAGAATAAGGCCGAGTGAGAGGAGCGCTACCTGTAGAGCGATTCTGGCGATGAATGACCAGCGAATCGTTTGTAGAGATGACCGGAGCATTGACCCCTCCCCTGGCCCCTCCCCTAAGAGGAGA